CACCGGAGCACACCACCAGCGACGGCTCACCTAGTTGCTCGGTGAGCTCTCGCATCTTGGCATCAGTGTCCCCCGCATCGAGGTCTGCGACCAGCGAGCGCATCCGCGCCACGTTGGCGCTTGTGGCCCTTCGGTCGCTCAAGATGCCTGGGACAACGAAGGTCGCCACGTTGTACTGCGCCCACCGCTCGGTGGCTGAGAGCACAGGCGCAAAGCCATCCTTGGCTGGTTCAACGAAGATGTCTTCGCGGAAGACGCCTTCTTGCTCGGTGCCCTTCTCTCCGATACCGCGAACGCAGATGAACTCGTTCTCCTTCCAGTCTCGCTCTCCGAAGATGAGGCGAAGATGCTCTTGGGCTTGGCGTAAGTCAACCAAGCCACGACGGTCTGTCAATGGCTGCATTTTGTTTGGGGTAGTAGTCTGTCTTACTTCAGCCAGAACGGCTTTGTGGTGTTGGGTGCCTGAGTGGGAGCATCCTCCCAACAGGTGCTCTTAAACGAGCAGAACTTGCACCGAAAGTCGGTGCGGTCTTTGCCAAGGCGCGGAAGCTCCTTGGGCGATTGAGCGTCGATGACGCGCACCGCGCGATCCGAGGCTTCTTGGGCTGCGAGCGCGTCGAACGGAACCAACTCAACGAGCACCTCACCGGTGTCGCGGTTGAGCGCCGTGAACATACCGCCAGCGGGGATGTCGAGGTACGCGCAGTAGATTTGCATCTGGGCGTAGTACACCGGCTTTGATGCCTTCACGCCCTTGTTCTTGGTGTCGTTCCAGCTTTTATCGTTGAGCGCCTTGTTCTCCCACAGAAGCGGGTACTCAACACCGGTGATGATGGGACCGCCGGCGATGATGCCGTCGATGTGTCCACCGAGTCGCCCATCAGCAGCACGGAAGCCGAACTGTTTGCCGTCGCTCTTCTCGGTGAGCAGGTCGAAGCCAGCAGCGCGGATGTACTTCGCCATGCGGTCTTCGCCGTCATGCCCCATGTCGAAGATGCGCAGCACCTCCGGTGGGAAGCCGGCGCCTTCGTCCTCGGGAGCGTGTTCGTACTCGTACCGGAGCCGGCGCTCGCACGCCTCACCCCAGCGCGAAGCCCCGAGATAGTCCCGCTTCTCTTGGTTTGCCTGACGCGCCAAAATCGCGCCGTCGATGACGGCTGCGATAGCGGCTTGTGCTGGCTCGTTTCCGATGACCTTCTTGGTCTCTGGCTTAAAGATGCTCATCGTCGTTCTTAAGGGCGTAGAAGATGCCGAAGATTGCCAAGAGCAACACCAGCAGATACGCGGTTACAGAGGCTTTGTCCTCCTGTTGGTAGAGTTTCACGGTGTCAGCTATGGCGATTGCCGCAAAGATGATTGCCAGCAGTTTCATGTTTCAAGAATAGAGGGCCCTCAACGCCGCTGGCCAGCCGCCATTCGGCGATCTCGGATTCGAGGCGCTTGATGGTTTCGGTAGCGGTGTGTAAACGCGCCTTGTACTCGTCGCGCTCTTCAGCGGCTTCGCTCAAAGACCGGCAGGTGTATGCCAGCCCGAAGTGGTTCTCCCACGCAACTCCGCAGGATGTGCAGTACTCACTCACGGCTGCACCTCCTTCCCAGCCACCGAGGAATCCTCGGTAACTGGTTGAACTGTCAAGGAATCCTTGTCAGTTGCCCACTTACCCATAGACCGTACAAACGCCTCTGCGCGGTGGCGAGCGGTTGCGCAGAGATAGCAACGGTATTTCGTCTCCGGCATCAGTTTCTCAACCCAGTAGGTGTACCATTTGAACTGGTCATCCGTCAGCATCTGTTCCGCTTCGTGCATGGCGTTGAGGTCAGTGCAGTAGTCGGGGATGTGCTTTTTGTGCGCGGAATACCAAGGCGGGTTCCCTCTTGTTTTGAACCCACAGGTGCATTCTTCAATGTCCATCCACCCGCATGCCTGTGCAATCGCCACGTTGATTTGTTCGTTAGTCATTCCGCCACCTCCTCCGTTTCGGCGGTGAGTTTTTGAGCGGTTTCGGCCATTAGGCTCGCAGCGTACCGCACGGCCATCCGCACGGCCTTCTCGGGGTCGCCGTAGATTCGACGCGTCACCCTGCCGTTCCGAAGAGACAGCAGCACAACCGCTTCGACTCCGGTGGCGTGCAAGGCATTGGCTAGGGCAGATGCCACAACGTCTTCAGCTTCGTTGCTCATCCCTGCACCTCCTTCGGCAGCTCCGGCAGCGGCATCCAGTGGGTTGGCAGGTAGCCTCTCCACACCCCAAACTGGTCGATGCAAGACACCGTCAAGTGATACCACCTGCCAATGCGAACAAGCACCATCTTGTTCGCTGGAGGATGAGCTTCGCTAACCGGAATCCACCGTTGAGCCTCCTTCAACCGCTCAACCTCGGCGCGGAGTTGGTCGGCATCTCTTTGAGTAGCCAGCGAAACGTATGGGTTGCATCGAGTTTGGTAGTCCAAAACGGAATCCCTCAGCCGCTCAACCTCGGCGCGAAGCGCGTCACGCTCGGCAACCAGATTGAAATGGCATTTGCGACCAGACAACCAATCGCCGGAAAGATGCCATCGCTTGGTCCCGCACCCAAAGAGCCTGAAAGCATCGCCTCCGCTGAACGATGACTCTCCGCAGTATTTGCAGCAGTTTGGAATGTCGCTCATTCCGCCACCTCCTCTTCCTGCCAGAGTTCCCAATCCTCTGCTGACACGTCGGCGACAGAGAAACTCGGGATGATTGAGGTGTCGCAGTAAACAGGCGAACCATCAGCATCCGCATGCATAGACCCGCGTTCCCTACCTCCTGCTCGCCGTATCCGACGACCGATGAACGAAATGCCGCCATTCTCAATCCACGCCATCGCGACGAGAAACGACTCCCTGTCATACCGTTTTACCCACTCCTTCTCAGGCGGTTTTCCCTTCCAGTCGTCGTGGTTAAACCACTCAACCTTAAAGACCTGTTTGCTGTTTTTGTGCTTGTTTATGGTCCACGAGCGGTCGTTGAGTTTTAGCGTCCACCCCTCGCGGTACAGCCGCACAAGGTCCTCTGTCTTAATCGGTTGCCAGTCACTCATTCCGCCCCCTCCTCCCATTTTCCCAGCGTCCGCAGAAACGCCTCTGCCCGTTGGCGAGCGGTGGCTTTTGCACAGGATGGCTGAGTGTCGCCTAGATATACGCAATAAATATCCCACTCATCAAAGGTGGTCAGCACCTTCTGCGCCTCGTGCATCGCGTTGAGGTCGGAGCAGTAGTCTGGCCACTCAGTAACCCAAACACTGCCTTTGCCATTTGTGCGCACAACTGGCTTGTTGTTCCACCCACACGCTTCGGCAATAGCGCGGTTGATTTGCTCGTTGGTCACGGCTGCACCTCCTCGACCATTTTGTTGGCGTCACCCAAAAGGTCTCCGTCAGTTGTAAAGCGTTCCTTTACAACTGGCTCCTCCTTCTTGTCAGTTTTCTTCACAATCGCGGCAAATAGCAGTTCAGCCGACAATTTCGTGATGATGCGATGCCGAGTCAGGCGTCCCACGCCCGCTGGCATAGGACGATTGATTGCTGCGTCGACGATGGCATAAACGTCGCCTCCACAACCATACAAACGAGCGTAAGCCTCAACTCCGTTCATTTCTCGCTTGGATAGGCATTTACGCACATATGAAATATGAACGCTCATTTCGCCACCTCCTCCCATTTACCCACCGTGCGCAGGAACGCCTCTGCGCGTTGTCGTGCGGTGGCGTAAATGACGTTGAATGGGCTTTGCCAAGCACCAAGGTTTCTAGGGTAAAACACCTCACGCTGGTCGTCCTGTAGCACCTTCTCAGCCTCATGCATAGCGTTGAGGTCATGAACGTAGTCTGGCATATACTTATATGCGTTCCCGCCTTGTCCTGGGAGTTCTGGCGGATAGCCCCACAGCTTGTGATTGTGCCAAGGCCCACTGTCATGGATGTCAGTCCATCCACACGCCTCAGAAATCGCCACATTCATTTGCTCGTCGGTCATGGCTGCACCTCCTCTTCTCTTGGCACTTGTGTGTCGCAGTCTTGGCAAAACCACATCTCAGAGCGCACGCTCCACTCCATAACGTTACCGCAGTTGCACTGCTTCTCTGCCTCGCTCTCGTCGTTGGTGAGCCAGCTATCATACCAGCTTGGGAGGTTCATTTGCTCTCCTTTCTGAGGCGCATGATTTCGGCCTCGATGCGTTTGAATGTCGCCTCGAACGCACGCCGGTTCGGGTGCGAATGAAGCAGTGTCTCCGTCAGTGCCAGAAGCTCAGTGGCTTCTTGTTCTAGTCTGTTTTTCATTTTGTTGTTGTTGCTCTGCGTGAAATCTCTCTTCTCAGGTACCATGCCGCTTTTTCAAGGTCTTGAACTTCATTGTCCTTGAACCCAGCCCTGAACACGTACTTTATCACGTTTCCAAGGTTGAACGAAAATGCCTCTGCAATGTCTATGCATTCGATTCCGCTCGGATGCTTGTTGTAATGCGCTGGGTGTTCGACGGCGCTGGTCGAGGACGGGTTGGATGATTTCGCGCCACAGTTTTGAGTACATACTGTCTCTTTCGGTTGGTTTTCCATGTTCTTTAGCCAAGAATTGCTTTTTTTATGCGTGCCTCGTTGAACTTCCATGTCAGCACGCAGCTTGCGCGGTAGCGTGACATCCCGAACATGGGTACATCCGCCATGTGCTGACGCTGCGAGTCGGTAGGTGGCAACTTAATCCATGACCGCGTTTTGCGCGAGTTCGCTCTATCCCCGTTTCGCCGCAAGAAGTCGTCCGCTTGAGCCAGCGCGAGCTCCTTGGAGTTGGTGCGCGTGATGATTGTGACCACTCCACCGGTGACGCCGCCAATCGCGTTGTACACCTCCCCCAGCTTGATGACCGCGCCCCACGCCGTCAGCGCGTTCGCCATTCGCACGGCGTCGCTGTACATCGACTCCCACCGGAACGGCGACATCTCGATGATTTGCATCTCCGACATCTCGAAGGACTCGATGGTCTCAACACCGTTGACCCGCACGGGGAAGATGTACCCACACACGGGGCAACTCCCGACCGCTGCCGGCACCTGAATGCCGCACTCGGGGCACTTCTTCATGGGCGCCTCGCCGGTCTCGCTCTGGCGAACGAACAACCGGTCTCCCGCGTCGATGTCCCCGTGCGTGAGCAGTGAGGCGCCGAAGTCCAGCACGATGCAATCGCTCTTAATCACGCCAGGGTATCGCTTCGCGTCGATGCACGGCCTGAGCCCTCGCCCGATCATCTGAATCATGGTGCTTTTCTGGCTGCACGGGCGCACCAGAACAACGCACCCCACACGTTGGCAGTCCCAGCCCTCTGTCAGCTTCATCACGTTGAGGAGCACCTTGATTTTGCCTTGGTCGAACCGCCGCAGGATGGTGGCGTTGTCGTCGTCCGACATCTCGGAATGGACGGCCTCGGCGGAGATACCGTCGTCGCGGAACGCCTCAGCCAAGTGCTGAGCGTGTTGGATGGTCGAGCAGAAGACCACGGTGGACCGGTCTGAGGCTTTCTCACGCCAGTGCCGCAGAATCTCCGAGTGAACGGCCCTCTTGTCCATGATGGCCTCAACTTCGCCCATGTCGAACTCTGCACCGGTCTTCTGCACGTTCTGGAGCTGGTCGTTGAGCCCGATGTCCATGCGGAACGCACGCGGCTGAACCAAGTTCCCCGCTGCGATGAGCTCGCCCACGGTGATTTTGTCGGCCACGTTGTTGAACACCGCCGTGAGCGCCTGCTTGTCGCCGCGTTCCGGTGTCGCAGTAAGCCCGAGAATGACGCCATCTGGCGAGCGTTCGCGAAACGCCTGCACGATGTTCATGTAGCTTTCAGCCGCTACATGATGACAGTTGTGGACTAAGTATCCGTTTGCGAAGTAGGTATTTCCGTTTTCAACTTCGATATTGTAGACAAAACCGTCTGGACACAATCCGCCAAATGTCCCGCAACTTGTTTGTTGGTGAACCTCAATACCGTCCACCCGATAGACTTCAAAAACGCGTCTTTCTTTTCGTCTTGAGCCTTTCTCTTTAGAGATAAATGAGAATTTCCGTCTACCTCCACTGCAACTTTCAGTTCTGAATTCCCAACATCCACTTTGTAGCAAGTTGGATAAAGCCTTTCCGATGATTTCCGTTTTGTCGGTATGGCAACCTCCATTTGCCACCCTAGGGCAGATGCTATCGCAAGCTGATGGATTGTTGGCCCAGTCCCATTCCCCTTCCGAACCGGTGGCTTCCACTTCATTGCACGCAGTTTGGTTGAGACAATTTCTCGCACCGCTGGATCGTGCATCCCATTCGTCTTTCTGAATTTTGTTATCTCTCCTCCATGTTTCTCGAAACTGTTGCGTATGGTTCTCCTTGAGAGCTCCACCTTGCACTCCCTCTGTCCGCACAGCCTGCCTGGACGTGCTCCTCGATACGTTTTGACTGGGATTTCCTTTTCGCAAATTACGCAGTTTGCCATACGGTATGATGTTAACCATCATATCGTCACTGGTCAAATCTTTGGCGGCAACAAATCCTCTCTGAGTCCAAACCGGATGACTGCCTGTGCAGTTAAGAACTTGTCCTCCAACAAAATGAATCGACACAAAGCTTGTTGGCTTGCTCTTGAATAAATGCGTTACCTTGCCTTCACCAAGGTGGGTTTTAACATTGTCTCCAATGCCAATTTCTTCGATTGGCTTTCCATCAATCAGCGTTCCTTTTGGGAAACATTCATCTATGAACAGCGCCGACATCCCGCTTGGCATCGTTGCCAAGTTGATCGGCCGGCACAGCGTCTGTACCATCCCGAAGGTCGCCCCGCTGGACCACGCCTTTCGCTCGGCGTTAAACACGTCGACCTTGGCCGACGGGTTGTAGCGCTTGAAGGTCTCTTTGTTCTGGGTGACAAGCTCGTCGCGGTGCTGGATGACGAGTACCGGTGCTTTCTTCACGAACGGCGCAAGAATCGCGCTGCCCATGACCGTCTTACCTGCGCCAGTTGGCGCGATTCCTAGTGTGTTGCCGCACTTGCCCAGTGCGTCGATACAGGCGTCAACGAACTGCGCCTGTCTTGGTCGTAAAATCATGTAAGTGCCTTTGTTTCACTGACGCAAAAATGAAAAAGCGTCGTTGCAGGATCTCCCTGCACACCATGCGGCTTGAGAATGCCGCTGGTTCTACCTCAAAAAAGGGGGGCGAGACAACCATTATTGCCCCGCCCCCCCCAACCTCAAACAAACTGTGCTACTTCAGCCAAGCAGGTTTCTTGCCAACCGTCGCCGTAGGCGCGGCGGTCTTCGCTACTGGCACCGGTGCTTTCGCCTCAGGCGCACTCTCATTAACTTGGTTCCAGAGCTTGTGCCCGTTGCTGCTTGGATTGGGTGAACCCCAGTCGCTGATGGAGTTACGGTCAGCGCGTCCGTCCTTTCCCTTGTCGATACCAACCTTAATGACGACCTCAGCGCCGTTGAGCGCCTCAATGATTGAGTTGAAATCACCGTCATTGAACTTCTCGTATGAGGATGGGTCTTCGTAGTTAAAGACGCCACGGCTCTCAAGAATGCGAGTGATTGCCCCGATACCCATCTGGCGCCACACCTCGCTGTTGGCTTCATCGAACGGGTTGCAGACCATCCCGAACACGCGCCGGTTGTTGTACTGACCCCCTTGGATAACGAGCTCGATGGAGAGGTAGTCTCCACCGGTGGACTGACTGCTCTTGCGCTCCTTCACCACAAGGACGGCTTTCGCCACTGTCCCCTTGGGAATGAGTTCCATCTCTGTTGACCCGACGTTTGTTGATTGTGCGTTGAACATACTGCTTTCGATTTTTGTTTAGTGTTTGGCGGTGTCGATGCGTTTACCTGCGCGGATCTTGGCGAGCACCTTCCCAAGGTCAGCGGGTTCTTGAAGCTCCAGCGTACCGGAGCGGTCTTTTGCGGGGTAGCCCCACGGGTTTTGTTGGTGGCAGACGAAGGCGCGGTATTGCGACTTGTCCTCTGCCTCGAAGTTCTGAAGCGTCAGAACGAGGTCAAAGATACCAGGCAACTCGCGACCCGTCTTCGAGCCCTCGATTTGAACGTCCCAGTACTTCCTCTTTAACTCATCCTCCTGCTGCTCCAGAATCCCCACCAGCACCACGTTCTTGTGGCAGTGCTGTAGTTGGGTCACCCAACGAATCATCTCGCGTCCAAGAAGCCCGTAGGCCCCACGGGTGTCGGGCTTGCCGGTCTTGTCGCTGAACGCTTCCGGTTGCTGCTGGCACCATTCGAAGCACATCCGGCTTGCAACGGTGATGGAGTCAACGAACAGCGTTTCATACTGCTCGTGTCCGGACGCCGGCCCGAACGCCTTAACAACGGACTCGTACGCCGACTTCGAGTAAGAGCCGTTGGCGTCCGCAGGATCCGGTCCACCCAGCCACAGGGCGATGGCCTTCGCCAGCTCCCACGGATGAGCGCCCATCTCGTTTGACGTGCCGCGAATGTCAAGGCAGTCGCCCTTCCAATCTTTGCCCAGCGCCAGCGTGCCGGCCTCGAGGTCAACAAAGAGCGTGCTCTTCGCGTCCAGCGTGCGTGCTTGGTAGGTCTTACCAACACCGGCAGGGCCGAACACAACCGCCTTCACGCAGTCCGAGGTGCGCTTGAGGCGCTCGTCTGCCTTAATGATGCGCAGGCTCATTTTACGAAGGTGATACGGGGTTCGCTGAACTTGGTGGTACGCGCCTCCATAACGCGCCGCAGCACGTCTTCGTTGCCGATGCGCTCGATGGTCTTGGACGACACCGACATTTTGGTGGTGACAAGCTCCCGTGCGTCAGCCAGCGGCAGCGACTCGTACAGAGCCTGCAACTTGCCCTGATCCCACAGGTAGGTCGCCTTGACTTCGTACGTCAGCTTTACGCCGTCCACTTCCGTTGTGAGTGAGCCGTATCCACGGCCCGACTCTGCTAGCAGGTTCTGGAGGTTCGCCCCATGCTCTTGCATGACGGCCTGCTCCAGCGTTTGGATTTCTTCTTCAAGGGCGGAGATTTTTGTGAGCCGTTTGGCTATCTCCTCCCGCATTTTTTTCAGGTTCATTTTCTAGTTCACGTTTCAGTTTATGGCACACGTCTTCGAGTCGAAGCACCCAGCCTTCGCGGTGTGCAAGCGCAACCAGCGCCGCAAACTTCTCCAGCGGGATTTTCCGTCTGCGAATCCATGTTGATATTGTTCTCGGTTGCACAAGTACACCCGCCAACACCAACTTCTTCCAGAGCAGGTTCTTTCCCCCGAACCGGAAGACCATGTGCCTCGCATCGATTTGGTAGCTCATGGCGGGGATGAAGATGTACGCATTTTTTGCGTATCGCAACATCTTTTTTC